GGCTTCGCAGCCAACACCTTCTTATGGGCATATTCCAGCCCCCCCACTGTGGTTGTCCTAAATCTGGACGTAAGAAAGCCACAGAAACGTCACTGCCTGGTCAGGCAGCGAGAACTGCTCCTAGGAGCAGCTCACCCAACCAACCCCGTATCCGGTGACAGCATCGCGAGGCGTTACGCCATAGCGACCTGACCGATATTCCGAGCTTCTCACGTGCTCGGACATACCGTCACCGACTCCGTACAGGGCTGAAGCCAGCACAACATCTGGACGCCAGTGGTTCCAGCCGATCACCTTGAAGGAGACCGGCTTATAGCACCTGACGTACCTGATGGAGTGTCGCCAACGGACGTTCCACCTCTCCTCTGCATCGTGGATAACGATGTCCCCAAGGCCCTGAGGGCCTCGGAGGCGCCGGATATGACTTGGAAGAGCATCGAGGATGCCAAACCAAGCGCGGCGAAGAAGAGTGAAACGTTTCTCATTAACCGTGTCGCCTTCGCAAGCAGCACGATAGAGGCCGTTAGCCAGTGCGATAAACTCTTGAGCTTCACAGGGGTTCGATTCCAAATAGTGAGGCCTCACGGCCGAGCCATTGAAATAGTCACCCCCGCAGCTTTCTCTGAAAGGGCCTTCTGAAAAGGTTTTCCTCTCGTTAGGCGAGAACCCAAGGTACCGCAACACTGCAATCACGCTACGAGCACACTCCGAAGGAACGATGATATCGTCCCCGAAGACAAAGAGATTCTGCCCCGGAAAGGGCATGACTCCACAGTCTTCCATCGCAACCATGCAAATGGCCGCGAAGATCGTCGTTTCGAGCTCAAACGTGAAACCGTTACCCATCGATGAGAACTTCTCATTGTGCACCCAGCCGTTACCAACGGCGGTACACCGGCTTCTGAGATCCGCGAGGACCTCGAACCACCTGGATGGGACGACCAACTCGACGAGGTTGGTACATACGGTATCGCTGGCATTAGAAAGATCGATGGTAGCAAGATGGCCCTTGATAGAGGCCTCACAGGCAACCCGCCTATGAATAACTTGCGCATCCTGCTGGTCGAGACCAGCAGCAGAGAGTCGTCTCTTCATCACTTGGCCATAAGCTAGTTGATAAAAGAGATTTACACTAGGTTCCACGGCAATGCCGCGGTCCTTGGTGCAGTCTTTGGGGACGGTGGTGAACCGATTCCCTCGGACAAACTCTGGATCTGTAGAAGCGTTAGCGCAGGCAGTAGCCCACGCGGTCCCCCCCCAAGGGAGGAGGTACCACATCGCGCTTCTCGTCAACGTGGGTCGAGATGACATCTTATCAGGAACGGTTGTAAACCTTCCCCGATCGCCATAAGTCGCACCTGGCCCGAAGCGACCGTCCAGAAGATCCGGACAGGGCCCCAGGAGGTCAGCTACTTTCTTACCGATCCGCCGGATAATCCGGTGTATCGCCTCGTCTTGTTCGGACAGAAGCCCGAAACCAAGAAAAGGAAGTAGCCGCTGATTGGTGCGGAAGCACTCATGTTCGGAATGCCAGAAATTCTTCAGAGCAACGGCCTCGCGGTCGAAACTCGTCGGGAGATCCTGGTTCTTCCTCAGCAGATCGACAGCCACGGCATCGCGCCAGAATCTGTCGGGGTCTGTGTCGTCGTAGTGCTTCGGGTCGACTCGCATCAACGCGAGATCGTCCCAACACCCATACCTCACACGTATTGCTACGGCAAGAGTGACGGGTGTGGCGAGGTCCTCACACATCGTGAGGACCATGCGCTCCACCTCATGTGGAAGTGCATTCTTCG